TACATTTGCATAATCAATAGAAAAGGGCAGGTTTTCGTGTAAATGATACTCCCTCATTCATCTTCACGCCCTTTCAGTGTAAGAGAAATATTGTTCGCCACAGCCACTTCGATACTTTGGAGCGATACAAAATCCGGCGATTTTATTTTTATGCGTTTTATTCCGCTTATGGATTTTAGTTTGTAAATAAGTTCGTCCGTGTTAATATCTCGCCCGAGTTTTGACTTTTGCCATAACACAAACTCATTTACCGCAGTTTCAGCCGCTTTTTGAACAGCTGTAACGTCCGCCGTGTCTTTTATATAATATTCAACTTCTAAATCATAACTCACTGTTTTTGGCGGTAAACATTCCACTTTATCCGTAAGGGGTCGTATCTTTTCGGCGTTTACAGCGTCGTACACCATATTTAAAATTTCATCGCCGGGTATCTCACCGTTTTCAAGCAGAACATATAGTCTTACAATCCCCGCCAGTTCTTCATTTGAATAGGGTTCAACATCGACAATTAAAGAACTCGCCGTCATTGCCCAGTATCTATACGCCCCATAACTGCCCGCGTTTGAAAACTTTTCCGGGGCTTCATGTATTCTTTCTCTATAGTGTATGTCGCTTTCTCTTTCAGCTCCGCCTTCCGTTTTCGTCGTATTTGCCATACTTGTCACATAAGGAATAGGATCGACAATGGTTTTTATTTCCCCCGCCATATAATCGTTTCCGGCGTCGCCTGTTTCTAAGCATTTGGCGGGTAAAAATATTTCAGTTTCGCCTTTGGGTATCACTCCGCTTTCAGTCAGCGCAAAATACAACTTATCGCCGTTGGATATTCTTATTCCTGCGGGAATATCGGTATCGCGCTCTCTTACATTGGATAACGTAACTTTTATCGTAGTAACCGCCGCTGTCGCTTCAAGTCGCGTTGTATCGGTAAGCGCGCCTAAATGGTCTAAATAATCGCCCTCCGCGTATTTTAGCAAATTCATCTTTCCCGCATAATTTATCTCGTTACGCAGTCTTATGAAGGCTTCCGCTATAACCATAAGAAAAAGTCTTACCGGGTCGCCTTTGGCAAGCGTTCTCTCCGTTATACTTGTATATTCTTCGAGTAATGCGGCTAACATATCATCCGGACTTGCGTTTATAAATTCAACGTCTTTTAAATCACCCAATGTCACGAACGCTCACCTCCAATCTTGGGCTAAGTTTTCCCGTATCTTCACCCGTAAAGGTTATTTTCTCGATTTTCGCTCTCGGTTCGTAATATCTTATCGCTTGTATAATTTCATTCGTAAATCTCGCTTTTGCTTGATTTATCGGTTTATCCACAATAGAAGCGTCAATTCCAAATTCTCTGTCTAACGGTATTGTGTACTTCATCGTACTTATAATTACTCTGACGTTTTGCAACACTTCTTCAACGACGGAAGCGGGGGCAAAGTTTATTTTTTCGGCTTTTCCCATTAAATCTACCAAATACGCCATATTACCGCCTCTTTCTGCTATCGTCGTATTCCTTCAAACTTACGGACAATTCTGCAAAGATTAACTCGCCTTTGCCGTCATAATATGTATTGTCAACCGACAAACTTTCAATCCTCCAATAATTTTCGGATAACGGCGCGCCCCCTAACACCAATGGAAATACTTCGCCGTTATCCATCATTTGACGCAAGGTTTTTATTTCGTCCTCCGGATTTACCCCGTGCATAGCGGATAAAGTGATTTTAAATTGTATCTGCTCTAAATCCGCGCCCGCGAACTCCCCAATGGGTTTTCTTAAATGTAAATTATGGTCAGTCCACCTTGCGGAGCTTGAACGGGTTAAATTCGCCGGCGTTCTAAGTTCCTTTTCAGACGCTACAAATACAACGTCCCCCATATATCCAACCTGCGCCATAAGTCTAGCCCCCTATAAACACATTCTCGCTGCCCTCTGCAACATTACCCCCGCAACTTACCGGGTCATCAACTCGCCCTGCGGGTTTGCCGTTTATGAATACCGTAGAACTGCCCTCCGCTATAACTCCAATATGAGGGGCGTGTTCGTCGCAACCGTGTATAGGGTAAGCGTCGCCCATTCTCCCTGCGGGTTTACCGTTAATGAATACGTTGTCGCTGCCTTCGGATAATTCAATAGGCGGGCAAGCGTCGTGGCCAGTGTTTTTATCGCCTTTTCTTGTCGCTTTTGGCATAGTGTCACCTGTTATTCAAGTCAATCTTATCAGCGTCTAAAGATATCCATGTCTTCACCAATTTAGGCGGGTCTGGAATTGTGAGTTTTATTGTCGCTTTTTTACCATTTTCTTGCGTTGTGAGATTTATTCCCGCATCAACATTATCTTCTATATTCGGCGTTGCAAATTTCGCAGTCGTCATTCGGTTAGTTATTTTATCTACAGCGGTCAATCTTACGGCAGCTTTTGAGGTTTCTCCTTCAACCCCGGCAGTAGTTAATCTTAATGTTGTTTCAGCGTTTTCTTCTTCATTGACAACCGTTAAATTTATAGCTTTTACCGCGTGAACAAAGATTTCGCCTTCCTTGTAACGTATAAAACAGCCGTCCGGCCATACGACGCTTCTCACTTTCGCATCGTCTTCCACGGGCGTATCTTCCTTGCTATAAATCGCGCCTACTATAAAACCTTCCCCCATACCTTTACCCGCGAAATTCGGCGTTCTCATACATAAAACCTGTTCGTCTATAGCGGGCATCCAGTAGTGTTTTGTTTCAAAAGTTCCGCGTTGAAGTACGAATAACGGCGCGGTTGGTTTATCGTCGTGATCGGGCATTTTTACGACAGCCATTCCTTTGTCGGGCAAAAGGTCGGTCACTATTCCTATGAAGAATAAGTTCTGCGTTAAAGTTTTAGTATCCATTAAGGCATCTCCTTAAATCCACGCTTGTTGTGTAACTATCAGCAAGTTTATGCGCCGCTTTTGTAATGATATATTTCCCGTCAAGTTTACCGAACCCCGACAAATTCGCGGTTAATCCCGCGGCTATGTTCAAATTGCCGGGAGTTGTCAAACTCACTTTCACTGCGTCTTTGTTCTTGTCCCTTAATCGTTTTTTCGCAAGTCTTACGGCTTCAGCTTCATCTTTTACGCTTTCTTTCACACTTAACACTTTGCCGTTGCTGGCAAATATATCGCCGGGAGGTGTAAAACTTCCTTCGATAACCCGCTTTCCTTTGCCCTCTTGGTATTTTACTTCGCAAGACGAATAAACATCGCGGGTTTTAATGTCAAAAGTAAATTTTTCAATCTCGTCAATAACGCTTCCGCCCGCGCTATCACCCGGATATGCGAATGTAAAACTCGGCGATTTCATCTCGTATTTGTATTCGTCAAATATGATTATCTTTTCGGCGGTAACCTTTAGGGCGTGTCCCGCGTCTTTACAAAGCCTTTGCAAAAGCTCTAAATCGCTCTCATCGCTTTGTTCAACGTGGTCAATTTCGGGGTCTTCGTCAACGTCCCAAAATAGCGTCAAGCCGTTTGCGCTCGCTACGTCCGACGCTATTTTCTTCAAATTGATATTATCCCAGCTTCGGCTCTTTTTGGCTTCTCTAAGCGTCTTATTATCCGACAATATAGACACGGCTTTTATTTGAACGGTCGTTGGTATTTCCTCGCCGCTTAAATTGTCTATCTCAAATTTTCCGATATCTAAAACTTTCTCCCCGTCGTTTAGACCGTTCCAAGCGTATGTGTGAATTATCGCGCTTAAATAGTCCCCCATTTGGGGCATATAACTTCCTATCCACAGCCTGTCCATATCCTCCAATGTAAGGTTAATATCGTCTGCCGTATCTGATAAATTATCGGTATAATCAAGCGACAAAAAGTATTTGCTCACATCTTCCGTTATATCGAATAGGCCGCCTGTTTTTCTTGTATAGAAAATTTCAGCCCACGCGCGCCTTGATATTTTGCCGCTTTCAGATACTTTTGCGCTCTGCCACATACTTAGGAAATTCACAAAAAATCACCTCATCCACGGCGGTAAGATTTCAGATTTTTGGGGTTCGATATCCGGCAATTTCAGCGTTATCCCGGAAGGAAAAATTGCTATGTGTCTATACTCTTCATTCGCTTCCAAAAGCTCTTTCATACAGTTTTCCTTTCCATAAACCTTGTAGGCGATTAAATCCCACATATCGCCCTGAATTGTTGTGTAATTATTCATAGGACAATCTTCTCTTTCTTGCGGCTATGCGTTCAATGGCGCGCTCAACATACGCTTCAAAGTCGCGTTTTTGCGCGGTAAATTCGGCTTTTATCTGTTCAACCGCGTTATTGTCTGCGTTTCCTTGAATGTTTATCGTCGGCGCGTTATATGTGAAAGTGATAACGTCACCGCCCGAATCACCCACGAAAGGCAACGCCGAACTCGTATTTTCGCTCTCAATTCCAAGCATAGACCCCGCTCTTTGCCATAAGTCTATTGAACGATTAGATCCGTCAAGAGGAATAGCCGCCTCCGCGCTGTTTTCCGCAAAAGTTGTTAAAAATGCGCCCCTGTTATATATACCGCCCGCCGCGTTATGGGCAACATTCGCCTCCGTCGCTATCTGCGTTGTTCTCACATTGACGTTTAGTCCCGCGTTAAACATAGAAGATACGCGCGCCCACGCGCTTGTTAATCTATCCGCTACGACGTTTGCCATTTGGTCTGCCCAATTCGCTATATTTGTATACGCTTGCTGTCCCCAGTTATTCGCCGCTTGTATAAACGCGTCCGCGCCGGGCTGACATTTTGCGGTTAGCTTTGCAAATTCAGCCACCATTTGGTCGGTTGTTTGCGCTGTCATCAGTGGAAGCCCTGCAAATACCGTTTGCATATTTTGCGGGACTTGCGCCATTGTTTGCGGTATCGAAGTTTGTACAAACGCATCTAACCCCGGTTGACATTTTGCAGGAAGTTGGTTAAATTCTATTGCCATTTGGTCTGTCGTTTGACTTGCCGCTATCGGTAGCTGTGAAAGAGCGGTCTGCATATTTTGGGGAGTTTGACCCATTAAAGCGTTTAACTGTTCAATTTGCGTTTTAGCTTGCCCGGCGTTTTCAGCCGTTTGCTGTACGCCCTGCGCCATTGCC